TGATGCTTCAGTGGCGCGCAATTGGCGCTTGCTCACGCATCGTCTTCCCCGACGTGATCATGAAGCTGTACACACCCGACGAGATGGGTGCTGATGTGACGATCACCGAAGACGGCGGCATGGAAGTGGTCAACACCGAGACGGGTGAGATCGTCGAGGCCGCGCCGGTGGTGGAAGACGCCCCGCTGCCGTTCTCGCAAGATCGCCCGCGCATTGAGCAGTTCGTCGCACGCATGTCCGATGCCTACGGCGTGACCGCGCCGGAGATCGTCAAGGCGCTCGGTGTTACCCGCTTCGGTGAGTACGCCGGCAGCGAAGACGACGCCGAAGCGACCGTCAAGGCGTGGGTGAAGCCGGAAGCCGCAGCGCCCGCCGCCCAGCCTGTCGAGCCGAAATCGAAGGCGAAGCCCAACGGCAAGGCCGCCGACGCGAAAGCGCCCGACTGGACGCCGGAACTCGCGCAGGCGTGGGCGAACATGCTGAAGTGGGCCGCGGACGAGTTTGACATGAACGAAGAAGCGGTGCTGCTCACGCTGAACGACGTGCAGCCGCCCGTACTGTCGAAGAAGGACTGGCGCGGCACGACCATGCAGGCGCGCGGCGCTGTCATTGCCGGCTTCTGCGAATACGACGCGGCGCGGATCGACGCCTGGTGCGACAAGGCGCAGGCGACGGACGAGCTGCGTGGCCGCGCAAAGGACATGGCCGAAGCGTACAAGCTGGCCGCCGTCGAGGTGCGCTAGTGGAAGGCCGCAAGGGACACCGCAATCACCCGAAGCATGGCCGCATGTATCTCACAATCGCGCAGTTCAACGTCTTGGGCGCAATGAACGCCCTGCGCCTGAAGGGTGACTACTTTATCGACCTGAGCGACGTTCACGGGCAGATCGTCACGTCGCTGGTGGGACGCGGCTATATCGCGCCGCGTTCCGCCGCCCCCGACGAACACGTCTACCGCATGACCGGCTTAGGCTTGGACGCCTACAACTTATTCAAGGTGCCGCGCCTGTATCGCAAGGACGGCCTGTGTCCGCGCTGCGGCAAGCGCCCGCGGCAAGACTACGGCCACCGGCTTGGGAACTACTGCGTCGAGTGCGCCGCCGAGGTGCGACATAAGCACTACAAAGCGAAGGCGACGCTGCGTGACCCGAACAAGCCGTGCGCGCGCTGTGGCGCGACGCCGCGCCACGTCACGCCGTCGGCGGTAAGCAGCTACTGCATTGACTGCTACCGCGAACAGGCGCGCATTGAGCGCGTCCGACGCGAACAGCGCATCCGTGACCGCGCCGCTGCCGGACGGGTGACGACCTGCTCACACGCCGACTGTGACAAGCCGGTGCGGATCAGCGCGCACTCCATTTCGGCCTACTGCGCCGAACACAGCAACGCCAAGCGCATGGACAGCCACCACCGCCGGATGGCGCGCAAGTATGCGCGTCTGCGCGTCGTGCGCCCTGCCGAGCTGCAGCAGGCCGGCGACTAACACCCACCGACAACCGCGCGGGCCGGCGTCAACTGCTGGCCCGCGTCAACGCGAAAGGAGTCGCACTTGCCCAAATACCACAACACCGCGACCGAAGCGGACGGCTACTGTTTCGACAGTCAGGCCGAAGCGTGGCACTACTACCACCTGCGCAGTCTTGTCGAGGCCGGCGAAATCACCGACCTGCGCGTTCACCCGCGCTATACGCTGTTGGAGCCGTTCACGCGCCACGGCAAGCGCGTGCGGGCGATCACCTACACGCCGGACTTTGACTACCTGCGCGCCGACGGGCAGCGCGTCGCGGTGGACGTCAAGGGCGGACGCGCCACGCAGACGGAAGCGTTCAAGCTGCGCGCCAAGCTGTTCATGTGGCGCTACCCCGACGTCGAGCTTGTGATCGAGGCGTACTAATGGAACTCGACACAATTCACAACACCGACGCGCTGACCTACCTGCGGACGCTGCCCGATGAAAGCGTGAATTGCTGCGTGACGTCGCCGCCTTACTTCGGCTTGCGCGACTACGGCGCAGACGGGCAGATCGGCCTTGAGACGACGCCCGCCGAATACGTGGCCGCGCTGGTGACGGTGTTCCGCGAACTGCGCCGCGTGCTCCGAAGCGACGGCACGTTCTGGCTCAACACCGGGGACAGCTACGCCGGCAGCGGCAAGGGTGGACAATCGAGCGCAAAGCGCAGCGCCAATTGGCAGCCGGAATATTCCAATCACGGGGCGCGGTACGGCTTCAAGGCAAAAGACCGCATGATGATCCCGGCGCGCCTTGCAATCGCGCTCCAAGATGACGGCTGGTATCTGCGCGACGAGATCGTGTGGCACAAGCCGAACCCGATGCCGTCCCCCATTGGCGACCGCACCACGACCGCGCATGAAATGGTCTACCTGCTGACAAAGCAGCCGCGCTACTGGTATGACGCCGAGGCAATCGCGGAGCCGGCCAGCAATACGGGCGGCGGCGACTTCATGCGCGAACTGAATCGCGTTCAATTACAGCATGGCGGCGAAAGCCGAACCGGACGTTGGGCGCGTGACAAACGACAGAAGCAGGCGACCCGCAATCGGCGCTCGGTGTGGACAATCAGTCCTGAACCGTTCCCCGCCGGCCACTTTGCCGTCATGCCGCCTAAATTGGCTGAACTGTGCATCCTTGCCGGATGCCCACCGGCAGTCTGTGGCAAATGCGGCGCGCCGCATAGGGACGTCTACAGCGAAGAACGTGAATTAAATCTAGACAGGCCGCAGGCTCGCCGCGCGCTGGAACTGTTCGAGCGGCACGGCCTAACAGACGAACACCTTGCCGCAATCCGTGCGGTCGGATTAGCCGACGCCGGTAAGGCACGCTCGACGATGACCGGCGCGGGCAATAATGACTCCGATGTGCAGCGATTGGCCGATGAAGCAAAAGCGGCGCTAGGGGGATACTACCGCGAATTTACGTATAGCAAGCGCTCATCGAACGGACAAAAGGCGACCTGTGACTGCGATGTGCCAACCGTTAGCGGCATCGTAATCGATCCATTCATGGGAGCCGGCACCGTCGCGCTAGTGGCGCGCCAACTGAAGCGCCGCTGGATTGGCAGCGAGATCAATGCTGAATATGTCCGACTGGCAAACATGCGGCTACAGGGCCGGCTTAATGAGTACATGGCCGAACAGCGCGGCAATCCGTTCATGCCCTACATGTTCACGGAAGGAGCGCAGCCGTGACCCCCGACATCACCTACTTCCCCGCGGTACTCGCTGCCGCTGACCTGTTCATCGACGCCATGACCGCCGCCGGCCTGTTCGACGACGACTGGCGCGAGGCGCTGCTGTCACTCGTGCTGACACTCGAAGCCGACCTGCTGACGTTGGGCGATGCGCCGGTGGAGTATGTGCAGTGACTTGGAAGCCGACCGCACCACCTGTTGCGCCTGCGCATCAATCGTGCTATAATACCTGTAGCGTGTCGCGCTACCCTGACGGAGTAGCTATGCACGCTTGCCACAAACAAAACGTCACCGCGACGCAGCGAACGTCCGGTGACACGATCACAGAAAGGTGACTTCTGCGATGAGTGACATTGTAACACGCGGCGATCCTGATCGCCAACCCCCGAACGAACCAACTTACACAGTCGGGTCATTGTTCTCCGGCATCGGCGGCATCGACTTGGCTTTCACCGCTGCCGGCTTCGACGTGCGCTGGCAAGTCGAGATCGACCCCTACTGTCAAAAGGTGCTGCGAAAGCACGCGCCGCAATATTGGCCCAACGCCCAACTGCATACCGACATCTACGACTGTCACGACCTGCCGCACGTTGACGTGATCGTGGCGGGGTACCCATGCCAACCGTTCTCGCTGGCCGGTAAGCGCCTCGGCGTGAATGACGACCGCTACCTTGTGCCTGAACTGTTTCGCGTAATTGAGGAGGTGCGCCCCTATGCTGCGCTTTTTGAGAATGTCCCAGGATTTACAAGCATCGATGATGGGAACACCTTTGCAGAGTTTCTCAGGGCGCTTGCCGAAATGGGGTATGACGCGGAATGGGGACGTGTTTCCGCTTCAGGTGTCGGCGCACCGCACAAACGGGAACGGTGGGTCTGCGTTGGTGCAACCGTTCAGAAACCCGCAAGATGCACCGCTTTGGGCAACACCGAGCGCAGCAGACAGTATCGGATCGCACGGCGGCGGACAGAACCGCAGTTTGCGAACCGACGTCAGCGGCTTGCAAGGGCAACTCAATCCCGATTGGGTGGAACTGCTGATGGGCTTTCCGCTTGGCTGGACGGACATCGCTGGCCTGCCGGACTTGGACACGACCAGCACGACTACGAACCGCCTCGCGTCGTCACGGGCGCTAAGAACCGCACGCCGCGCATCAAGGCGCTCGGTAACGCGGTCGTCCCGCAAGTCGTCCTGCCCATCGCGCAGGCGGTACGCGAGTACCTAGACGCGCAGGCGCGGGAAGGCGGTGCTGAATGAGCGTCCCCAACACGTTCGTAACCTTCAACGAGTATGTGGATCGGGCGCTGGCGCACATCACCGATGCCGAGCTGCGCGTGCTGCTGTTTGCCACCCGTCACATCATGGGCTGGCAGGACAAGGTGTCGTCACGCACAAGCTGTCTCAGCTTGTCCATGTTTGAACACGGCTTCGAATACACCGACCGCAAAACGGGTGAGCCGCGCCGCTTCGGTGGCTGCGGCTTAGGTCGTCCGGCAATCTCGCGGGCGCTCAAGAGTCTTGAACAGCTTGGCTTCATTGAACGCGCCGGCTACCTGCAGGACAAAGGCCAGATGTGGCGGCTTGGCGACGATCCGGATTGGGATCGCCTTGAGCAGCGAACCGCCGAGCGCAACCTGGTGAATCGCAAGCGCACCGCAAACGCCAGCGCCGCCCGTATGGGCAAAGGGGTAGTAACGTCGGACGTTACACCGAGAGAAGAAACGGCGTCAACTGACGATCCCGATGATGGGGGTAGTAACGTCGGACGATACGACCATAGTAACGTCGGACGTTATCATGGTAGTAACGTCGGACGTACCCTAACAAATACAAGCACAAACACAAGCCCAAATACAAATACAAACATTAGCAACGCTAGTAATTCACCTCTAGCAGACACGCCGATCACGTCCGCACTTAGCGACGGAAAGAACACCGTCGCTGCACAGGACGCTTCGCATACTGAAGTCTCAGCAGCAGCAGACAGCACCGACACCACTCCTGTTAAAGAAGCTGTCACGGTGAAGGGTGACACGCGCAAAAGCAAGCGTAAGGCACCCCCCGAAAGTTCCGCTAAAGCACCCCCCGCCGCCGCCGCCGAGCCGTCACCCTACTACAAGCCGAGCGCAGACGAGCGCAACGCCATGTTCGAGGCGGTGTGCGCGCACGTGTTCGGCGTGACGGACAGGGACAGCATTCGCGAAATGGCGCGCGGCGATCATTCCCGCGCCGGCAAGATCGTGTCATGGCTGCTGCGGCAGAATGACGCCTTTGCGCCCAACGGCAGCGGCAAGAAGGTGGTGGTGGGCCTGATCAGCGCGCCGGCACAGCCGCAGCATGTCGCGCAGTTTGCCGCGGGGTACAAGCTGAAACACCGCGACGCCAGCTTGCCCATCGACATCGTGAAATTCACCGACGCTTGGCGCGCGTGGGCCTCGGAGAAACAGCGCGCACAGCAGGGCCGGCAGCGGCAGCAGGCCGAGAACGCGCAGCGGGCGGCAGACGCCGCGAAGCCGCGCGCGACGCCGGAGGAACTCGCAGCGATCAAGGCAGAAATGGAACAGGCAAGACGCCAACTTAAAGAAGGGAGCGCCACTTGAACAACACGAACGGCAGCAGTAACGGAAATGACAAGGTGATCAAAGCGCAGTTTATGTCTCCCGACGCGATCCCATACAGCGAAGACGCCGAGCGCGCGCTGGTCGGCTCGGTGCTGATGAATGTGGACGCTTTCGAAGACGCTGCGCTGATCGTGCGCCCGACGGACTTCTTCATCACGCGCAATCAGATCGTGTGGGAAGCGATGGCGCGGATGCGCGGACGCGGGGACACGCTCGACTACATCGCGCTCTCTGAAGAACTAAAGAACATGGGCAAGCTGGACGACATCGGCGGCGTCGTCTACCTGACGCAGCTTCTGAACAGCACGCCATCGTCGCTTTATGTGGACACCTACGCGCAGATGGTCGCACGCACGGCGGTGCGCCGGCGCATGCTCCAATTCAGCGACAGCCTGCGCGGGCTGGCACTCGATGAGAAGCGCAGCGTTGAAGACGTGCTGGCCGATGCCGAGCGCGATTTCACGGCGGTGCGCGATGCGACGTTCGACAAGCCGACGCCGGACTTGATCGAACTGGTCGGCGCGCGCTTGGATCACGCGATGGCGCGGATTGAGTCGCCGGACGCGCCGGACGGCGTCCCGACTGGCTGGACGGACGTGGACGCGATCACGCACGGCCTGCAGCGCAAGGACTTGATCGTGCTGGCCGGTCGGCCTGGGATGGGCAAGTCGGCGGTACTCGTCAACATGGCGCTGGCGGCGGCGCGGGCCGGTCACACGGTCGGCGTCCTGTCGTTGGAGATGGGCGCTGAGCAGATCGTGGATCGCATGATCGCGGTGGAAACAGGCGTCCCACTCGAACACGTCGCGCATCCGGAGATGATGACGGCAGACGAGCGCCGGCGTTACATGGCCGGCGCGGGTCAGATTAGCAAGCTGCCGATCCTGATCGAAGCGAGTGGACGCATTACGCCGCAGCGCGTCAAGTTATTGGCGCGGCGCTGGAAGCGGACGCACGGTCTGTCGCTCGTGATCGTCGATTACCTGCAGTTGATGCAGGGCCACGACGACGAAGGCAAGCGCCGGCAAAGCCGCTACGAAGAAGTGTCCGATCTCTCGATCACCATGAAGCAGCTGGCGATGGAATTGGACGTGCCGGTGGTGCTGGCCGCGCAGTTGTCGCGGGCGGTCGAGCAGCGGCAGGACAAGCGCCCGCTGCCGAGCGACTTGCGCGACAGTGGACAGATCGAGCAGGACGCCGACTTGATCTTCATGCTTTACAGGGAATACGTGTATGACACGTCGGCCGACGCGCACCGCTTGGAGATGAACTTGGTCAAGCACCGCAACGGGCCGGCGGCCAGTTTCGCGCTGTATTGGGAAGGGGTAACGACGCGCGTGCAGGACGCGAAGACGACGGTGATCGACTTGGCGGCGCTTGGAGTGGGGGCGGGCGGTCATGGCCTATAGTCCGAAGCCGAAGACGTGCGTGTGGTTTTCGCGGCACGCGCCGACACCGGCGCAGCGGCGCAGCCTGTCGGCGTATGAGATCGTGCAAGTCAATCCGCCCGGTCGCGCCTACTCTGCGGTTGACGCCTGGACGCTGATCACCAATCGCGCGCGCACGCCTGATCTGATCGTCGCGGTGCTGCCATTGGGGATGCTGCGGCAACTCGTCGAGCGCGCGAATGTTTACGCCGTCCCCGTCATTCAAGCATCCATGAAAGCCCTACCCCGCGACCGCTGGGAGTGGGATGGAACGTGGAATCGCGTGCTTAGCGTGCGGAAGGAGATGCAAGAGTGGACGCCCGATTCGTAACGTGGCCGGCAGTTGACGCCGGCGAAATGGCTGGGGTAGGGGTGACGTCAGTCCGCAGGCCGCGCAAACGGCAGACGCGCGGGCGGCGTCAACACCGCAAGCATCGAAAAGTGGACGGCATCGGCGTCAAACGCACACCAGAACAATGCGCCCATTGTGGCAATCATTTTTGGGCGCGGGCCGGACAGGTGTTCTGTGGGCATAGCTGCCGGACGCTCAACAATCGCATTAAGCGCGAACTCGCGCCGGTGGTGCTGGTGGCGGTGTTCGGGATGCCGATCCACAAGGCGGAGGAACAGCTTGAAGTGTTCGGCCTGGCGAAAGTGTCCAGGCTGCTCGGTAAGTTTCGGTGGGCATGGGATGCACGGGCAAAGGAGTGGCGGCAGGAATGAATGAGACACGAGATCGCTTCTGGTGGCTGGCCGCGTCGGTCGCGCTGTTCACGCTCGGCGCGTTGGTGGTGGGCGAACTGCTCGCCAATGGACTGGCCGGTGCGCTGCGCGTGCTGCTGATCGCTGGCGTGTCGGCGGGCGGCCTGTTCGCGCTGCTGGTGATTAACGAAGGCGACGCCTAATGACGCCGCGCGCCTTCGACCTCGCACAATTCAAATCCCGCTGGCGCGACGTCTGCGCGCAGTGGGACGTCGATCCACTCGAAGGCGCGACGGGCTACCAGTTGGTGCATATCAAGGTAGCGCAGCAGCAAGCTGCCGCACCGCCGCCGCCGGAGGCGAAAGTCACGATCACGCGCGCTGAACTGTACGGGCTGATCGCGCACGCGCCGGTGCTGCCCGACGACCGGCCCATGCGCGCCGACGTGTTCGCGGACGCATGGCGGGCGGTGATCGCGGAACGCGCCGAGGCCAAGCGACGGGCGCGGCAGGTGTTCACGGCGGCGCTCGTGGTCGCGCTGCTGAAAGCGGACGAGCGCGACGCCATGCTGCGCGCGCTGCTGCGGACGCTGCCGCTGCGGGAGAGACACAAGCGGCGCGGCTTTACGCTGCGGTGGGTGTCTGACGGCGCGGGGGGCTGGCGCTGCATCGAGACGGCTTTGCAAATGGCGGGTGACTAATGAGAACAGGGGGACACATGAACGAAGAAGCGAAGAATTACCCGACTGGTATTGAGACTGAAGCGCAGAAGCAGTTATACGACGAACATTACCGCGACTTCGTTGAAACAATCGAAGGGCTGCTGCGGGCATTGTTCAACTTGCAGTTCCGCGTGCGTGTTAATCCAAGCAATCGCAATAAAGAGAAAATGGCCGCGATCCACGTTGTATTTTCGTGGGGGGATGACGGCTCGGACACTTATGCACTTACGGAAATCTCGAAAAAAGAAGCGAAGCATTGGCAGGCGTTACTCTTGCCGCGCTTTCTGGAATGCGCAGATCGCATTAATCGCGAGTTCTTTATATCGCTGATCAATCACTATGAAATTGAGTAAAGGGGGACACCGAAAGATGAACGTCAAGGACTTTAGTGAACTGATCGACAATGCGCCGGATGTCAATAAATACGGCATGAACGGCTGGAACTTGCAGCGCGGGCTAGACGTGTGTGTTCGCATTCAGGAGCGCGAAGGCAAGCCGATGTCGATGCGGCGCGTTCTGCTTCATTTTGTTGATGCCTGGGACGAAATGCCGCTGGAAATCCTCGGCGCGTATATCACGTGGCACGGGGAAGGGGAAACTCTCGCCGCGTTTCAGGCTAAGGACAAGGTTGCGTATAGCAAACTGGCAGAAGCAGTCACGGCGGCTTATGCCACCTACGTCGATGAGATTGCCGACGAAATGGAAGCGGCGTTCGAAGCGATCTTGGAGCGCGACAAGTCGAAAAGTGATGGTGACTAGCGCATGAAACGACGCACAAACGCACGCGCATCCGACAAAGAACTCTACGACCTCCGCGCTGCCGGCCTGTCGTGCCGCGACATCGCCGCGCGCTTCACACCGCCGCTGTCGGCCAATTCCGTCCGTGGGCGCGCCAATCGCTACAAGCGACGCCACGCCGCCGCTGCCGCGCTGCAGGCGGACGTCCGCAAGGCACGCGAGACAGCGCCCGCGCCGGTGGTGGAAGACGAGATCGACGCGCTGCTCGAACACGCGCCGTTGTTCCCGCTGCACACGATCACGCGCCCGCCGTCGCTCGACCATGAAGCGTGGGACGATCACATGAGCGACCTGCGGCGGCAGAATTACGTGACGGTGATCCACGCGAGTGATATGCACCTGCCGTTTCAGGACGACGACGCGCTGGCGCTGACGTATCAGGCGATGGAAGTCGTCGCGCCGGATATGATCGTCACCCTATCGGACGGCTTCGATTTCGCGCAGATCAGCCACTTCCCGCACGATCCTGACTTGAGCAGCGAAGACATTTTGGAGAACGTGCGCAAGCCGTGGTGGGACTTGATCGACGGCATGACAAAGGCTGCGCCGAAGGCACGCCTGCGCGCCATTCTCGGCAATCACGACGCGCGGCTGGTCCGCTTCTTACACGAGACAGCGCCGCAGGTGCGAACGACGGTGCTGCGCGCATTTGACGATCTGGTGCGCTACCAGGGCCGCGTCATGCTGCCTGATCATACAAGCGAGTGTCAGATTGGCCCGCTGACGGTGATGCACGGCAACCGGAAGACACTCCAAAAGTACGGCGCGCGGGCGCAGGTCGAAGATCGCATGTATCAGACGTATGTGCTGTCGGGCCACCGCCACCGCCCGGACTGGTTCATGGCGCGCGGGCCGAACTTCGCCGTACAAAGCGCGATTGGCGGCTGCCTGTGCAAAGTCGATCCGCACTACGCCAAAGACGGCGCACCCTCGACATGGACGCAGGGCTTCGCGTATGGGGTGATGGACATGCGGGCAAAGCGCGCGTGGCTGCATAATGTCGTGTACGAGCGCCACGACGGGCTGCTGCGGACGACGATTGGCGCGCGCATCCTGCTGCAAGAGATCGACGCCGACGCGCTGGCGATGGCGGGAGATTAGATTAGGATACCGAGCGCGTGCGGGTGCTTCTTGTTTTTGCTGAAGTTGCAGCGCGGGCAGGCAAGGCGCAGATTGCCCGGATCGTTCGTGCCACCAAGTGCAATCGGAATGAAGTGATCGACATGGAATTTCTTGAGCTTTTTGTGGCAGATGTAGCACCGATTGCCCTGCGCCTTGCGAATTTCTTCAACGTCTGCGGCGGTGAATGAGCCGGGGGCATTGCGCCTGTTGTTGTGGATAGCGCGTATTTTGTCCGCAACATCGGGCCGCTGCTGATACTCTTTCATTTGGCGCTTGACTTCAGGTCGTCGGTAGTATTCCCTGTGATGGGCCTTGATGCATTGCTTACACACAGATGAAAGCCCGTCGGGGTCGCTTCCATTCCTATGAAAGAACTTCGTGGTGCTTGGATACTCTTGCTTACATGTATAGCACTGCTTTAATACATCGGGGCGCTCACATAGCGTTGGATCGGCGCGGTGCATAGCCTTATTGCGAGCGGCCCTTTCGCGTGCGCGTTGTCGTAGCTTGACCTTTTCACTAGGTAACTCATTTCTGGTGCGCTCGCGTTTGTGGTGACACTCTTTACAGTCGGCGCGCAGGCCATACTTGCCGCCCTGTCTTTGGCGCGCGAAGAACTCCGGAGTGGCAGGCTTTTCTTTGCCGCAATGTGTACAGATTTTCGTGAGTGTGTTAGAATCAGGGGTAGTCACGGGCTTGCTCCTGTGGCTCGTGCCTCCGGCTGTTGACGCAGCGCGGGGGCGTTTCTTTCCCTCAAGTGTAGCACAAAATTGCTATTGATGCTAGCCTGAATGTAAGTCGCGCACAACGTTTGGTGTGGGGTATTGACGAGTGTGGTAAGATCAAGTAGAAAGGCGCACACGTCAACAGTTCGGCCTCACAACACGGGGCTGCCAGAACGACGACGACTGTGCTGCGCCTCCCGCTTCCATGTTGACGCGGGTGCGCCCTACATACCTTGCGGGCGCTGGCCGTTACAGGCCGGTCGAGTGGCTTCACGCCGCGCGGCCATTTGGGGTACTGCGAACTTACAGACACACGCGCAGTACCCCTTCCTTTTGTAGCGCTCACCGGCGGTCAACCCGCCACCGAAGTAGCGGCGACAGAGTACGGGACTCAAACGCGCCGCGCCGCCGGTGTCACTTTACCCACATGAGACGCAGGAACTTATGGCACGCCCTTCCAAGCTGACGAATAAAACACAAGCGAAGATCGTCGCGTGTATTGAAAAAGGCGCGACCGTGGCCGATGCGTGCGCTGTGAGTGGCGTTGATGACAGCACGTTTTACAAGTGGCTGGAACGCGGGCGCGAAGGTGACGCCGGCTATGTCGAGTTTTTCGACGCCGTAACACGAGCGCGCGAGGCGGCGAAAGTCACAGCCATTGAAACGCTGCACTCCGCCATGCTGCCGACGCGCACCGTCAGCACGACGAAAGAAGTATACACCGAGACGCGCGTCAACATGTACGGCTCACCCTACGAGTACAAGAAGGCGACGGAGCGCACGACGGTGACAGTTGCGCCGGGCGACTGGCGCGCAGCCATTGAATACCTGAAGCGCCGCTACCGCGAAGAGTGGAGCGAGAAAAGCATTGTCGAGCATCAGGACTGGCGCACGGAAGCGCTGTCACTCATTCGGGACGGCAAACTAGACTACCACGTGGCGGTACAGGAATTTGGCCGTGATCTCGCAATCGAGTTATTTGAGTCCGTCGGCGTATCAATCGCTGATGCGGGAGAAGCTACGCCGCGCGCTTGAGAAAAGCAGCGCAGCACCCGCCGGCGCGAACGGCGTCCCCTTCTCCGCCTTCAAGCAGCGCATTTACCCAAGCTACATTGAGAAGCATTTCCACACGTACATTGCGGCGCACCTCGAACAGGTGGCGCGGTACGTGGCGACGGGCGGCGCGGAAGGCACGAAGCTGCTGGCGGTGAGTATGCCGCCGCGACACGGAAAGACGCTGGAGATTAGCCGGCTGTTTCCGGCGTGGCTGATCGGACGTTACCCGCACCTGCGCATGATCGCGGCGTCGTATGGCTCGACGCTTGCCAAGCGCAACAGCCGCTACATTCGCAACTTACTGGCGGCAGACAGCTACCGCGCTATGTTCCCCGGCGTGGAACTCGCCGCCGACACCGCAAGCGCGTTGGAGTGGGACACCACCGCCGGCGGCGGGCTGATCGCGGCAGGCGTCGGCGGCGGAATTACTGGCCACGGCGCGAATTTGATTTTGATCGACGACCCGATCAAGTCACGGGCGGAAGCCGAGAGTGAAACATTCCGGCAGCGCCTGAAAGACTGGTACGCCGACGATCTGCTGACACGCCTGGAAGAGCCGGGCGGCGCGATCATCCTGATTATGACGCGCTGGCATACCCACGATCTGCTCGGATGGCTGCTGGAAGACGACGCCGACAAATGGACGGTGTTACGCCTGCCGGCGCTGGCGGAAGAAGGCGACCCGCTAGGGCGCGCATTCGGTGAAGCGCTGTGGCCGGAACGCTACGGCACGGCGGTGCTGGAAGAACGGCGCGCGCGCATGGGCGAATACGCCTTTGCCGGCCTGTATCAGCAGCGACCGCTTCCAAGCGGCGGCGGCCTGTTCGACCCGCTGAAGATCGAGATTGTCGATCACGCGCCGGAACTGGAGCGCACGGTGCGCTTCTATGACTTGGCCGTGACGAAAAAGACGACGAGCGACTACACGGCGGGCGTCAAACTCGGACGCGCGAAAGACGGGCGCATTGTCGTGCTGGACGTGTGGCGCGACCGCAAGGAACTGCCCGACATTCACGAAGCGATTGTGCAAAACGCGCTGATTGACGGCGCTGAGACGTCCATACGCCTCGAAGCGGAGAAGGCCGGCGTGATTGAACTGGCGTTCCTGCTGCGCGACCGGCGTCTGTCCGGCCACCGCATCGACGCGGTGCCGCCGAAGGGCGACAAATACACGCGGGCGGGGCCGTTTGCGTCGCGCGTGAACGGTGGGCAGGTGCTGATGGTGCGCGGCGCGTGGAATCGCGCGTTTCTCGACGAACTCGCGGTGTTTCCTGCCGGCGCGCACGACGATCAGGTGGACGCCGCTAGCGGCGCGTATGAACAAGTAGACGCAAGTAACGACGTGATGATCGGCAGCAGCATCGGCACGTACGCATGAAAGGCACGAGATGACCCTTAGTCTCATACGAAGCGCGGTCGCGCCGTTTATGCGCGGCATGAGTGCCAACGCCTGGCTCGCTGATCAGGAGATGCTTGCCAAGAAGGTGGCGCTGTGCCGGCAGTACGTCGAAGGCGACCACCGCGCCGACCTGACGCCGGAGATGCGCCGGATGCTGCGCGTCAGCAATTCCGGCAGCATGAATGAGTTTAACGACAACCTGTGTCCGATCATCGTCTCGACGCGCGTCGACCGCCTGACGCTTCAGCGCGTGGAAGCCGACACCGACGCCGGCAGCGAGTGGGCGGCAGCGGTCTACCGCGCCAACCGGCTTGACGCGCTGCAGGTGGAAGTCCACAACGCGACCATCCGCGACGGGCGCACCTTCGTGCTGATCGACATGGAGACGCTCGAAGACGGCACGACGCGCCCGCGCTTGACGCACGAGCCGGCCTTTGACGGCAGCTACGGCGTGATCCCGTTCTACGCGACCGACGCTGACCGCCGGATGCTGTTCGCGGTCAAGCTGTGGCGGCTTTCGCGCAAGGAAACCGGCGACACGGTGCGCGTGAACGTCTATCACGAAGACCGGATTGAGCGCTACATCACGCCATCGACCGACAGCATGACACTCGTGCCGTATGACGCCGACGGGCAGGAAGCGACTATCCCGTGGGTTGACGCCGCCGGCAAGCCGTTGGGCGTGCCGCTGGTCGAGTTCCGCAATCACGACAGCATCAGCGAGATTGAGAACGTGATCCCGCTGCAGGACGCGCTCAACCGCACGCTAGTGTCGATGGTGATGACTGCCGAACTGACGGCCTTCCCGATCCGCGTGCTGATTGGCGACAAAGCGCCGGCAGGCCTGACACCGGGCATGATCCTCAGCTACTTTGCGAAGGATGCGAACGGCAACGCGCAGCCGCCGACCAATGAACTGGTGATTAACTGGCTGCAGAGCATCCGGCTCGAACAGTGGGCGCAGGGCGACATCGTCCCGTACATCGAGCAGGCACGCTTCCTCAAGGACGAGATCTTCGCGGTCACCAACACGCCGGACGAAGGCGCGAGTTCGAACGCATCGGGCGAAAGCCTAAAGCAGCGCGAAATCAAGCTGCTCGGCCAGCTTCAGCGCTTCCAGGTCAAGAACGGCAACGCCTGGGAAGACGCCTTCTACCTGGCGCACCGCCTGCAGCAGACGTTTGGGATGCAGCAGCCGCCGGCAGTCGCGGCGCTCGACGCCAAGTGGAAAGACGCGCAAATCCGCAATAAGCAGGAGATCGTCGCGCTTGCCAACGCCGTGAAGGACTACGTCGACCGGCGCACCTATTTGGAGATCGTCGCGGAAGTGTTTGACTGGTCAGACGGCAAGATCGACCAGATCATGGCCGACAAGGAACGCGAGCGCGAGATTGAAGTCCGCACGAGCGTTCGCGGTTTCGCGGAAGGCGTGTTTGCCCGTCCGCAGAATGGAATGATGCTTGAACCGTCCATTGAATAACGGCACCCACACGCGCGGTCACATTCCGGCGCTGACGCCGGCTGGTCTGGAACTCGCGCGCTTGCAGTTGGCCGGCCTGCCGATTACCGAAGCAGCGAAGCGGCAGCTTCTGGCGATGATGGCGGCGGCGTCTGATCCGGATGCCGAGCGTATCGACAACGTGGTCGCGGCGCTGCCGGACGAACGCCGGACGGAAGTCGAGCAGGCGACCACCGAGATTACCCGCACCTTCCGCGACATCGGCGCGCGTGGCGCTTCGGCGCTGGCGGCGATGAGCGATGACGTGTGGGACGAACTGGTGAATGGTGAATGAGCCGTCTTACAACCGTTATCGGCCTGCTCTACAAGATGGAGCGCGACGACACCGACGCGCTGGCCGAACAGCTTCTGACGCAGCGCAAGCGGTCGTGGGTGACGGCGCTCGGCGAACTGGCGCGTGACATGGGCTGCAACCGCACGCCGCGCGCGCCAAGCGGACGCGACCTCGACGCGCTGCGCCGGCAGAGTGCCGCCGATGCGCGCATGATCGCCCGCACGTGGAACAGGGAAGTCACCCGCGAGATTGGCCGGCTGTACGAAGCCAACCCGCGCGGCAACCGCTACTACTACGTCAGCCGGCTCGAACAGTGGGCCGAAGCGCGCAACGTGTGGAAAGCGCCGCAGATCGCGCTCAACACCGCGCAGCAGACGCGCTTCTCCGCACAGCAGGCGTTCTACGAAGCGAACGGCATCCGGCGGCAGTACGTGTTTACAGGGCCGCCACCCGTCTGTGACATTTGCGTTGGACACTTTGCCGCCGGCGTGGTGGCGCAGAACTACGTCGACCTGTATCCGGCCCCTGCTCACGTGTCCTGCCCACATGAATGGCGGGCGCTGCCATTCGAGCGCATCCCGTGTAAAGACCTTTGGCTAGGCTAATCCCCGCGCCGATTACAGGCGCATTTGTCCGCAGTAGCAACACACGCCAGGAGCGTAGATCATGACCACCGACCACGACGACATGCAGGCCATGTCCGACGCGCAGCACGCACAGGATGCGGAGCAGCGCACCAATCTCGACAGCTTACCCGCCGACATCCGCAAGTACATCGACGAACTCCGTAAAGAGTCCGCGTCGTATCGTGTGGCTGCGAAGGCGCGGGAAGCTGAACTGGCACGGGCCGAAGAAGCGAAACTTGCCGAGCAGCAGAAGTGGCAGGAACTGGCCACGCTGCGCGAACAGCAGGTGAAGGAACTCGAACCGGAACGCGAACGGCGCGAGGCCCTTGAAGGCTTCGTGCGCGACACCGTCGCCAAGCGCATTGAAGCGCTGCCGGAAGCGTACCGCACGCTCGTGCCGGAGTACGACGACCCTGTGAAGACGCTGGCGTGGCTTGATGCCAATGCCGGCACGCTGAAGACTCCACGACCGCCGGCGCTGGACGCGGGTGTGCGTGGGGACAGCAGCACAGCGGTTCCCGACGCGCGACAGGTGTCGGCGGCGCAAGTGGCCGCGCAGTACGGCTACAGCATCACGCCGGAGCAGCTGGCCGCGCGCCAGAAGCAAATCGAACAGCAGCGGCGAGACAAGCCGCAAGGAGATTAGGACATGGCTTTTCAGTGGGCCTTCAACATGAGCGGCGGAATGCCGCTGATTCAGACGTTCACCGTCAAAAATGCCGAAGTGATCACCGAGGGCATGATGGTCAGCCTGGACACCGGCGAGGTCGATAAGGCCGCGCACGGCGATGCCGCCATCATCGGGATCGCGGTGCATGACGCCGACAACACATCCGACGGTCAGACCGTGCGTGTCATCGTCAACCGCGACGCGGTTTACAGTGTGGTCGATGCCAATGCGCGCGCAGTGGATGCCGACCTTGATCTGGACACTGCCGCGACGGGTGTCACCACCGATAGCAGCCACACCTTCAAGGTGTTCCGCGACAGCGGTTCAACCGAGCCGACGCTGGTCTACATCAACGCCGGCAATCATTGGCTCGACGCCTAAGGAGATAGCGACATGACACTCGTCAGCCAGAATTTCACACAGCTAACAGACTTCGACCCCGTCCTCGCTGAGATTTTCTATCAGCAGTACAACCAGCACCCGCAGCTTCGGCAGCAGGTGTTTGGGATGCGCCGCAGCCTCAAGGCGAAGGAAACGGAACTGCGCCTCGGTTCGTTCGGCGATCCCGTCGAGTTTGACGGCGCGGTCGAATACGAGACCCCCAGCCGCGACTACGAAATCGTGTACAGCCACACGCATTTCGTCAAGGGCTTCAGCATCGAGCAGACGCTGCTCGAAGACATGCAGTATGACGGCATCTTCGCATCGGCTGCGGAGATGGGCCGCGCGTTTGCGCGCAAGCAGGAGAAGGACGCCTGGAGCGTCTTCAACAACGCGACCTCGACCGTCGGCTATGACGGCAAGGCGCTGATCGCCAATGACCACCCGCGCAGCCGCACCGACGCGACGGCGGTCGACAACCTGCTGGCGCTGGCGCTGAGCGCGGCGAACCTTGAAACCGCCATCACGACCATGCAGGCGTTTGGCGACGACAAGGGCGAAGAAATCTCGATCATGCCCGACCTGCTGATCGTGCCGCGCGCCCTGCGTAAGACGGCGCTCGAACTGACCGGATCGCCGCTGAACCCTGAGACCGCGAACAACGCGATCAACGTTCACAGCGGCCTTCGCACGCTGGTCGTGCCGTGGCTGACCGACACGAACCGCTGGTTCGTGGTCGACTCCGCGCTGGCTCGTCAGCACCTGAAATGGTGGGATCGCATCGACCCGACCTTTGCCGCCGACGAAGACTTCAACACGCTCATTCGCCGCTATCGTGGCCGGATGCGCTACAGTTTTGGTTGGTCTGACTTCCGGTGGATTATAGGAAGTGAGCCGTCGTAGTCCTTAATAACCCCTAAGTACCTGCTTGCGCTGGCGAAGGCTTTTCGCCCTGTGGCATTTGTGGCATAGCGCTTGTCCATTGTCAATGGAATTGTCTCCGCCAAGCGCAATCGGTACGATGTGGTCAATTTCCAGACGGTGAGTTGAACCGCAAACCACGCAAGCGTAGTTGTCGCGCTCTTTAATGGCGCGACGAACTGCCTTACTGAACTCTTTCCCCTTTCTGGGGAATGCACTCAGCATGCTATCGCCATAACAACGCGCACTGCAATACCGCGTGGCGCGATTGGATCGCTTGAACGACTTTCCGCACCACTCACATTCGATAAGACCATGACGGCGATGTGCCTCATAAACACACGCTCGACTGCAATAGGTTTTGCGAATGTTCGTGGTCTGAAAGACGTTGCCGCAAATGGCGCAGTGTGCTTCGGGGTGCTTGCGTCTTGAAGCGGATGCACACTGCGGTGAACAGAAACGTGGTGCGTATGGGCTGTGGTGCGGTCGGCGGTGGGCGAAGCGCTTGCCGCAGTGCTGGCAAGTGTAATTGTACATCTAGCACCTCACTGTGCTAACTCACTGTTTTGAGGTGTGGTCAGGACGGTGTGAGTGCCGTCTTTTCGCCCCGTCGGGCTAGACCACGCCTTTAAGTATACCTCATATGAGGGAGAAATGCACGTATGGCTGATACCGTACTAACCAACCTGCTCATCACCGGCGACCTAACAGTTGCCGGCACAGCGACCGCCGACGCCTATGTGGGCGCGGTGTCAAACGACCTCAACGGGGCGGAACTGATCCTCGACGCGGACGCTGACACCAGCATCACGGCGGACACGGACGACCGCATTGACATCAAGGTGTCGGGCGCTGACGACTTCCAGATCAGCGCCAACACCTTCACCGCGTTATCGGGCAGCACCATCAAGACCGACACCATCGCGGAAACGACCGGCGACGCCGGTGTCACCATCGACGGCGCTCTGCTCAAGGATGGTCGCAGCAACCTCGGACGGCAGGTGCAGGCGCTAACCGCGACCGGCGCGATCACGATCAAGTCGGGCCTCGTCACGCTGGCGCACGCGACGACGCCAATCGAGGCGACGCTGGCCGCGCCGACAGCCGGTGACGAACTGATCATCATCAACACGAGCGCCAGTGGCACCGCAGCGCACACCGTGACGGTGGCGGCGGGCGTCACGCTCGACGGCGCGAACGACGTGGCAACACTCGACGCACCCGGCGATGTGATCCACATGATCGCTGTCAGCGCGACGCGCTGGATCATCCTGGAGAACATCGGTTCGGTGGGCCTAAGCTAACGCATGACGCAACGGGCGGGCCGGCACACGCTGACCCGCCCGACGTCTAGAAAGGACAGGCTATGGCCTATGTTTTTGACAAACTTCTTTCGGCATCGGTCACCCCCACGATCACCGCCGGCGCTTACGGCGCCGCGGACGTGGTCGGCGGCCTGCTGACGTTCAGCATCACAAGCCCGTCCGGAGCCGGCAGCATCAACAACGTGCGCGTGGTCGACGCCGACAACGAGAAGGCGGCCTGCAAGCTGTACCTGTTCAGTGAAGCGCCGGCGGCGATTGCCGACAACGCGGCGTTCTCGCTGGCACTTGCCGACCTGAAGAAGCTGATTGCGATCATTCCGATTGCATCCGCGGACTACACGACCATCGGCAGCGACGCGGTGGCGCTGGTGCGTGTCACGACCGGCGACCCCGTGGCCTACGCCGCCGACGGCAAAGGCTGTCTCTACGGTTACCTCGTGTGCGACGCAACACCGACATACACGGCGGCCACCGACCTGACGATCACGCTGACCGTCTTCACACAGTAGGCGGTGCGCGATGGCGATGACCGCAGCACAGAAAGCGTTCGTTCGGGACGCGACCGGCGACCACCGGACGGACAACGCCAGCACGCCGGCTTACGACCTCGCGGACGCGACGCTTGACGCGATCTATGACGACGCGACGCAGGGCGACAGCAACCTCACGCGAACGATTGTGTGGGCGCTGCGCCGGCGTTGGGCGCGTGCGATCAACGCGGTCGACTTGTCCGGCGAGTTCGGCAACGCAAGCCACTCTCAGAAGCAGGAGCAGCTCAAGAAGCTGCTCGACTACTGGGAAGGCGTCGCGCTCTCGGAAGGCGTCGGGGACGGGTTGGGCATCCAGTCCGGCGGCAGCGCCGTGACCTACACCTACCGCGCCGACAGCCTGCAGACGGAAGCGCCGGACTACAGCAGCAGCTACACGACCACGGACGACTAGGGGGCGACATGATCCCTATTCGTGTCACTGTCACCATCGACAACGACATCCTCGACGCGGTTGCTGAGACTGCGGAGAAGGCACCGAAGCTGATGCAGACGGCGATGCGGCGCAACGTGCGCCGTGTTGCCAACCGGCTGCTGCGCTCCCTGCGAAAGCGACCCCCGAAGTGGCGGGGGAAGCGGCGCTGGAAATCTGAACGGCAGCGCAGGGCCTTCTTTGCAACCGACGGCTTCGGCGGCGGCATCCCGTACCGACCCACCGGCAAGCTAGAGGCGGGGTGGGATGTCGAGTATACCAATCGTGACCCGTACAGCGGCGAATTTACGGTGGTCAACCCCGTCGCCTACGCGCAGTTCGTGCAAGTGGACTTCGCGCAGCCGATGCACCTCGACAGCGGTTGGCCGCAGCTTGCGCCGCTGGTCGCGCAGGTGCGCGAGGACATCCAAGAGGTGGCGATCCAGACGTGGTTCACCGTATCCGACCCGTATGCGGGTGTGAAAGGCTAACGCATGGCAGTCGCAACCGTAGACAACGTCAAAACACGGCTCGAACTGCTGGCGGATGCTGCGATCACCACGCTGCTGTCTGGCGCGGAGTACGCAATCGCGAAGTCCACGCTGCCGGCGGTTGAAGCGCGACCACGCGCCGCGACCAATGAGCGACATGGCGGCATGGGCCGGCTCGTGACCCGCGAGTGGGAATTGTGGCTGTTCGTGCGCGAACTGACGAACCCCGAAGACCCTGCGGACGTGCTGCCGGCGCTGGAAGCGTGTCACACCTATCTCGAAACTGTGCCGGACTACTTCGCGGCGCGGCCCCAACTGCAAAAAGCGGACATGAGCAACCCCATCGTCTACGGGACAACATTCGCAGACGACAGCGGGCCAGTGACTTCCCCCTACAAGGGCAAGGAATACGCCTGTGTCCGGTTCACTTTCCAAGTAACGACGATGCGCCCGTGAGACGGGCGGAGGAGTAAAGCACATGGCTGCTACGCCACGTTCTGGACATCTCGCGGGCTTCTACTACGCGCAGATCATGTTCCGCGACACCAACGGCTATCCGGTCGGCGCGAACGCCACGCCGAACAGCAAGACCAACGGCACCGTGTACAACGCGTACAAGCTGACGGGGCCGGTCAACGTGACCGCGCCGACGCCGACCCGCGAACTCGCCACCTTCCGCGGCGGCATGGCGATCCTCGGCCAGCGCGCGCTTGGCGTGACCGACTTCGGCACCTTTGACATGACGCTGTCAGCGTATGATGAGGTGTTTGAGAGTTACGTGACTGGCGCGGTGAACGACGTCACCAACGCCGGCACGGAGAACGTGTTCAGCGCCAGCAACACCGAGAACCTGAACCTGCCGCAGTTCCACCTGGTGCTCACGGCGGGCTGGCAGGACAGCACCGGCACCAACCGCTACATTAATTGGATGTACCCCAACGTGCAGATCGCGTCCGGCCAGATCAGCGTCACGCAGGACGGCGGCGTCAACCCGAACCCTGTGCAGTACACGGTGATCCCGTCAAGCTCGACGCGCACCACGCTCGGCTACCTGTTCAGCGCGACCGGCGTCAATATCACGAACGACCGCGACATCGTCAGCCGCTGGCGCACGGACTACCCCGTCACCTTCGCCACCTACGTCGATGACGGCGCAGACACCAGCGTGACGACGGCGTACCTGCCGGCCACGGCGGATGTCGATGGGACGCGCAACGTGTACACCAAGAACGGCGTCGACAACAAGTCGAACATCTCGGCCTTCAGCGCCACGACCGCAGCGACTACGCACACGGCGGGCAGCGCGACAGACATCTGGGTCATCAGTTACATGACTAACTTCGTAAGTCCGTAGCTAACACGCCATGATTGACGAGCGGTTGGGCAAGGTTGGACAGGACGGCGCGGTCGAAAGCTGGCCGGCTGTCACGATCACGGGGCGGGCTTATGTTCGCCCCGTGTCCGCTATGGTCAAGCTCGGCGGCGGCTATTTTGCCGTCATCGACAATGACCCGATCCCCTTTACGGAACTCGAAGCGCTGATCGAAGCGCTGAAGGAACAGGTGAATGAACCTACGCGACATCGCACGACGGGCGGACGTTCTCGACGGGCAGCTGACCCTGTGGTTGATGCCGTATCTGACCCTGCGGAATGATTTGGCGCAGGCGGCGCTTGAGAAGGCGACCCCGCGCGAGGACTGGCAGGACATTCATCACATCTTCCTGATCGTCGAAGGCTCGGCGGTCGACGTGGTGGCGAAGAAGGACGCCGATGCGGAAGTGGCAGCGTTTGCGGCCTATTTCCGCGAGCGCGGCGCGAACGTGGCGGCCAACTTCGACCTGTTCACGCAGGTGGTCGGCGGCAAGGTCTACGGCGCGATCATCGACGCCTACCTGCAGACGCGCGACACGTCTATCGAAGATGCGGAGTTCGCGGAAAGGGCCGGCGACGACCCGGAAGCGTAACGCGCCGCCAGCAGTACATCGACCACGTGCGCGACCTCTGGCGGCGCGACGTCGAGGAACAGTTCAAGGCCGCGGCGCAGGAACTGACGCTCGAACTACCCAACATCGCGGCAATCCGCACCGACATCAAGCTGCTGCGGACGTGCTACATGCTGTGGGAGATGTCGGGCTTCAAGCATATCCCCAACCCGCTCGACGTCCTGAAGCTGCCGGCGCATTACGTTCAAGACCTGTTCCGCTGGCATCAAGGCTTGAAATTCACCGAAGATTACCCGAAGCGCCCCGACTACCTGAAAGAATAGCGCATGGCGAACCGCGTAGCAGAGACAATCCTAAAGTACACGGTCGATCAGGCGTCGGTGGCGGCGTCAAAGCGCGCGATTGCCGATCTTAAGGGTGAGCAGCAGCAGCTTTCGACGGCGCTCGGCGGCTTCGGCGCGGGGACGCAGGCCGGCGTCAATGCCGTCAGGACACGCTTCAAGTACCTGCGCGACGATGTCCGCACCGCAACATCTGACATTGAAAAGCTGCGGACGGAATTGGAGCGCGTCAACTCGACCGCTGCAACCGGCGCGCGCACGAGCAACGTCAGCAGCAGCGTAGTAAGCGCAGCGGCCACGACCGCTCGCGCCGGCACAAACAGCCTGTCACGCATCGGGCAGAACCTGTATGCCATGCCGTCAATCCCGATCCCTGGCACCGGCCTAACGACCGACATGCTCGGCAAGGTGGCGCGGTCACTGGGCGGCGTCGGCGTGACGTTAGGGACGCTTGGAACTGTCGCGGCAATCGCAGCACCGGCGGTGGCAATCGCCGCAATTGCGATCAACGACATGAACCAGAAGTTGGCGGCAGGACAGCAGGCAGCTAAGGCGTTTATTGCGGCGCAGGATGCGTATTACCGCGCGGTGGCGACGTCGACGACCAAGCAGCTTGAAGCCGCCATCGAAGCGCAGGAACTGGAAGTCCAGATTGCACAGGCGAAATACGACGCGCTTGATCAGATTGTTACCCAAAGTTTCGCAGCAGCGCGCGCTGAAATGCCAGCCATTGCGAGTCTGGTTGGTGGCATCACCGAACTATTTAACGTCGGTGGCATGAATGATTATCGCGCTGCGCTTTCATCGGCCAGTCAAGAACTGTTCAATCAGAATACACTGCTCAGAATGCTCGAAGGCGGACTGCGGGACGGCGCGACCGCAGCGAATGACATGGCGGAATATGAGCGCCAGCTTGCCGATGCGCGCACGAAGGCGATCCTGATGGGTGCTGACCGTGCGCGTGAGAACATCGCGCAAGAAGCCGAGTTCTCGCGGCTGAGTTCGCAGCAGATACAAGAACGCATCCGGCGCTACCAGGAAGACAACGCGGCCTTTGAAGCGGGCATGGCCGGCCTAATTAGTCCGTTCGGCGCAACGCTCGACAACATCAGCCGCGACATCAGCCGGTTCGTGCGCGAAGGACAAGACTCCGAGCAGGCACTAAGAACGGCGCTGGTTGCTGGCGACATCCCTACCGACATTATCGACAAGATTGTCGAATACCGTCGGCAGCTTGACGAGAACAAGGAAGACATCAACAGCCTGTTGGCGACGTATTACCCGCTGGCGGTGCAGCGTGAGCGCGAAGCCGAAGCGATGCGCGACATTGTCAGCGCGATTGATGACCGGATTACCGCCGATCAGCGCGCGGCTGAACTCATGCGCGAAGGCACGGCTGACCAGATCGACACCCGCGTAACCGCGCTCAATGACGAGCGCGCGGCCATCATGCGGAACATGCCGGCGCTCAAGGCGCAGGCCGAGGCATCAGACGAAGGCGCGGACGCGCTCAACCGCTACACCGCGCGACTGGCGGAAATTAACGGCGAACTCGCACAACTTGAAGGCATCCGGCCAAAGGTTGCCTTGCGCCAATTCAGGGAAGAAACCGAAGCGCTGTCTCAATCCTTGCGCGAAGATGTCGCCAAAATCCGCGCCGACCGCGACAAGAAGATTGCGGACATCCGCGCTGATCTGGCCGACAAGGAACTCGAAGCCGAGCGCACACGCGCCGAGGCGCTGACCGAAGCACGCGACAAGGCGCAGGCCGAGCGCGAAGATCAGGAAGCGCAGCACCAGGACAACCTGCGCCGGATCATCACGCGCGCGAACTCGACGATTGCCAATGCGGTGGCGAACCGCGACGCGCTGGCCGCGTTCATGGCGCAGCAGCAGCGCGACGAAGAACTGGCCGAAGAACAGAAGGCTAACGCCAAGCGCGTCAAGGAAATCCAGAAGCGCGAAGGCGAACAGCTCAAGGTCATTGAGAAGCGCTACAGCGACCAACTGCGGACGGCACAACAGGCGGCGCAGCGGGCGATCACGATGGAAGTGCAGAAGGCGCAGGCCGAGATCGCGCTGCGCGGGCAGGCGTACAACGCCGAACTGCAGCAGCTTCAATCCGCGCTGTTCGCACAGTATGGGCTTCAGAATCAGTTCTGGGCCGCAACCTACAACCTCGCGGCGCGCACCGTCGCCAGCATCAGCGGCATCCAAGTCCAAGCCGCACGCACGACGCAGCTTGCCAACCTGTACACGCAGCCGAACATCAAGAAGTACGCCAGCGGCGGCTATCCGCCGGTGGGCAGCACGGTGCTGGTCGGTGAGAACGGGCCGGAACTCGCGCGTTTCATGTCTCCGGCGCGTGTCTACTCCAACGAACAATCCCGCGCGATGGCCGGCGGCGGCATGACGATTAACATCCCCGTCACGGCGGGCATGAACGCGCGCCAGATCGTGCAGACGGTCGACGCGCGCCTGTATGACACGCTGAAGAAGGCGGGCGTGCCGGACTAGCGCCTACTGCTTGAAGCGCGTCCGCAGCAGTTCACCGACCCACAGCATGGCAATCCCGCCGCCGAGCGCAAACAAGGCAATCGCGCCGAGCAGCAGGTTGGTCATCGGGGAACTGAACGCGAAGCCGAAGACCACGACCACGACGCCGAACACGAAACACGTCACGGCTAAGTAGCGCATCTCAACACTCCTTTTTGCACATCTTAACACGGCTAGGGAATCAGCGCCCATGACGAACGCTTACTTCGCAATCGGCACGACACTCGCTGGAATGGCGAACGTGGAAACGTGGCTGACCGTGCCGCCGCACATCCTTGAGAACGGGCCGGCTCCGCTGTTGGGCGGCACGCTGACGGCGCTCGCCAGCGGCGCGACGCGGCGCGACGGTTTCGCGTCGCACTCGTGGACGCTCGACCTTGCCAGCCGCTCCGACTATGACGCCTTTATCCTGAACGCGACCGGCGCGCACTACACGGCGCAGTCGCGCGGCGTCTACATCTCGACCATCGATGAGACAGGGCATTACAGTCCATTCTTCGCGTACATCAGCCGGCCCTACCCGCGCGAAAGCGTGCGCGTGACGGTCGGCGGCTGGCTGCGCGACATCGGCGTGCTGTTCACCAACCTGCGGCTTCAGAGCGTGACCAAGACGAGCGCCTACACGATCACGACCGCCGACCGGCTGGTCTACGTCGACACGACCGGCGGCAACGTGACCGTGACCCTGCCGGCGGCAGCAACCGTGACGACTAATACCGTCTACAGCGTCGTCAAGACGGCGGCGGGCAATACGGTCACGCTCGATGGATCGGGCGCGGAAACCGTCGATGGGAACGCGAACAAGGCCGTGACCGCGCTCTACGGGCGCTTAGACGTGATCTCGAATGGAACGGGATGGGTGAGCATCAATGCCTGATCAGTCCGCAAATCTGGCGGCGCTGCGTGCGTCCAATCATGCGCTGCGCGCCTATCTCTCCGTGTATAGCGGTGCTGAAGTCTTCAGCGCGACGGTGGACACCACGCCGGCAGATCAGGCCAAGACGCTCGTCGTAACGACCGTCAGCGGCGATTCTGCCGACGTCAAGGCCGGCTACCGCGTCGACGTGTACAGCAGCGGCGGCGACTTCAAGGGCCGCACGCGCGTGCGCTACGCCGGCACGATCAGCGCGACGTCGCTCCCGATCCGCGAACACAGCGCCGGCATCGCCAAGATCGTCAGCGGCGACGTGGTGCGCGTCTATGCCGACGTGCGCCTCTCGGACAAGCTGGTGAGCGCGACGCTCGACTTTGCGCCCGATGACATCGCCTACAGCGATCAGGGCAGCAATCCGCCGCCGCTGGCGTGTTCGGGCGGCGCGTGGGCCGGCTGGGACGACATGACGCCGATCCCGTTCACCGGAAGCGCGTCGGATTACGTCGACCCCGACAGCAACGGGCCGCTGTCTCATGCGTGGTCATTTCCTGCAGGGCTGACCGCCGACGCGACCAACGTCGCGGACGTGAACGTGACCGCAGCGGACGCGGGCGAGTACCTCGTCGCGCATACCGTGACCGATGACGACAACTCTAAATCAACGGTGCAGTACGTGCCGCTGATCGTCCATGACGCGGCTAATCCGCCCTACGAGATCGTGGTCGAGGACGTCGGCGGCGACGAAGAAAACGGCCACAGCTTCAGCGTGCGCGTGTTTGACGATGCCGCGCTGACCGACATCCCTGATGGCGCGTTCTGCGTGCTGTGGGTGGAACAGTGGGTGAACGGGACGCGGCAGGCGTTCGGCGCGAAAAGCAGCGGACGCTCGCACATCCTCGGCGTCGGTTACATTCGGCGCGAAGAAGGCTCATTTGATGCCGACAGCGGCGTGGAAGGGCTGCGCTTCGAAGTCATCTCCCCGATGGCGCGGCTGGCGGAACTCGTCGGCTACTCGAAGGTCATGACGAGCGAAGCGACGCCCGACTCATGGGACGGCATGAAGACGCTCTCCACCGAGCGCGGCATCCGGCAGTTGTGGCAGTTCTACAGTAACGCGACCGAAGCGGGCTTCGATCTGGTGACGGATGCGAGTTATGTCAGCTACACGTACCCGCAGCTTTTCATTCAAAAGTCGAACCCGCTGGCGCAGATGCGCGAACTAGCGGACGGCACCGACGCACGCATCACGTGCGACCGCACGGGCCGCTTCAGCCTGCACACCAAGCCGGAGCTACTCGCAGTCGGCTCACGCGCTGCCGCGACCACGACGATCACGCTGACGACAGCGGACATCATCGACTGGCAGTACACGCGCGAGCATTGGCGACCCGTCGAACTACTCGAAGCGCGCGGCTTCACCGGCGGCAGCACCGCGACGCCGATGTTCTCGCGCTGGCCGGGCCTTGCGCCTGGGCAGGGTAATCAGAGCGTGACGGCAGAGCGCCTGATCGCGGCCTCGCAGACTGACCTCAATGAGCGCTGCGGACGGCGCGGCGCGGCTGCGGACGGCATCTACACCGACGCGAACGGCGTGCTGCAGACGGCGCTCGACCTCGAACTCACGCTGCCCGGCAGCTACCACGTCGCGGACTTTTACGACGAGTACATCGCGGTCAGCCTGACGACGGCGCTGCGCGGGTTGGACTTGAGCGGTCACCTGTTCGTGCTGCGTTCCAGCCGGCTCGAACTGGCCGATGACGGCAGCGCACAGTGTGTCTGGACGCTGCGGACGGCGACGAACGGCGCGGCAGGTGTGACGTACATCCCGCCGAGCGACCCGACGAGCGATTACGAGTTCAATCTCGACTTTTACCTGCCGACATTCAGTTACGAGACGCCGGGCGTGAGTTCGCTGCTCACGCCGCCGCCGGGAGCAATCCCGCTGAAGATGCTGCTGCAAGCGCCAACGGCGGGCTACTTCTCACGCTCGACGCTGTTTGACTTCACGACCGGCACGGCAAACTTTGAGAACATCGGCGCGGACATCACCGGCACGCAGTATGACGGTGCGCCCGACCGTTTCGACTATGCGCGGCGCTTTGTCATGAGCGCCGACGGCCTATGGAAATGCGACGATGTGTGGGGTGGCAGCGCGGCGTTCTCGATGCTGGCAAGCCCGACCGACATCTTCGGGGATGCCAATATCACGCGCGGGCGCATCCAGACAAGCATCAACAAGAAGGGTTACCTCGCGGTCAGCAGCGGGGACAAGTTCGCCTGTTCGTTCGACAACGGCGCGACGTGGAACGTGACTGATTTTACTCCGAATGCGACCGGGAATCCCACTTCCGGCGTGAGTTCATTTGTTATTAGCCAGCGCAACAGCAGCGCAGCCAATAACGGCTATCTGTATCTGGCCTATCGCATTCAGGGCGCGACGTGGGGCTTTCCAACGCAGTGGCGCATCTTCAAGTCAACCGATTGGGGGATGACTTGGACACTGCTACCGAACCTAAACTACTCGGCCAACATCGGCAACTACGAAGCCTACATGCACCTGCCGTACACCAAGACCGGCGGTGCTCCAAACGCCAATGACGCCAATCAAGTGCTGTGGTGGCACTTCAGCGAAGGCGACGCAGGGCCAGCGACGAGTTCGTGGATCAGCGAGAACGGCGGCAGCAGCGTCGCTTACTCTCGACAATACAATGCTTTCCTGATGCGCCCGCGTATCCCGGTGTGCGCGGTCGCGAGTTACACGCCCGACTCTGCTTACAGCTACATGGTCGCCGGCGACAACACCTATGCGCGGGTCGCCAGCACGACGGACGGTTGGGTAAGTCTCTTTACGGGCAATACAGCTACAGATGCGCCGCTCAACATCATCCCCTTCCCGACAACTGGCAATCCCACCTATCAAGGAGTCAATGGGTGGGGGACATCCCCCGACATCGCGCTTTGGTGGGGGGACAACATCGTGCGCTGGACGACCAATCGCGGCGCAGCGTGGGCGCAAGTGACCGCACCGCATAACGTGCTGATTGGTGAGTTTGACTTGACGGATTGGATACCAAAGACGTGACATCACAAGCCGAAGTCATTCGCGCGCTGCGCGAGTTCGCACATGCCGAAGTCTTCAAGGGCTGGCGCAAGATGCTGACCGGACGCCGCACCGCGACCAACACGATCACCCTCGCGGGTGCGCCTGCCGGTAAGACG